TTCCGTTGGGAACCCCCTATTCAGGGGCACTGACTCCAAGATCTAATGTGCAGCTACCAGTGCTCCGACCGCCATGACCGCGTGACCCATCGTCGCAACCGTGTGGGTCACCTCTCCCGCAGTAACCGCGATCCTCCCCTCAACCGGGGCGATAGTGATCGTCTCCGACTCAGCCGTCGTGATGCTGTAAACGTCACCGACCTTCCGCACCTTGAGACGCTGGTCGAATGCCCTGACGCGCATCCGGACCGGGTCGTGGAAGTTGTGCGCGTTCGCTTCAGCGAGTGAGTCCGCAATGACGACCTCATCGCACTCGACATACCCCCAGAATCGATCTGACTGCCCAGGTCGACGGACAGTCCACCAGTCCTGTGTTAGCTCTGCTGCTGCACCGCCAAGCACTACCGTGTACCCCATGGGGGTGGGGGCTACATGCATGCGCGCATGGGGCCACATAGCGGCGATCTGGTGGGCAACGTCTGTGATGCCGATAGGTGTAGTCACGCGTGTCTCCTGCCTGTGTCGTAGCGAATAGTCTTGTGGGGATTGAATGGCTCGAGCGTGTACGTCCAGGCCGCAAGCCGCTTGAGTTCAGTGCCAAGCCGGCGAGTGTCACCATCGTTGAGGTGCCACCAGGGGCCTCGCTTGACCCACGCCCGGTGCTGGTCGTCATAGACAGTCGCACCATCCGACATGAGACGCATGTCAGCGTGCGTGACAAGCCTGTACTCGAGTGGCGGCTCACTGGGCACGGCGTTCCTCCTTCTCTATGGCGCGCTCGAGGTACGACAGCGCCTTGCGTAGATCCTCGGCGCGCTTCTCTCGGCCGCCCTTACGGCCGCAGCGGGTGAGGTACTTGCCAGCGTTCCAGAGGTGCGGGTCGTCAGGGAACAGGGCGTCCAGGATGTCCCAGGACTGTAGATACTCTGTGCGGACCGGGCCCCCGTTGTCGGTAATGGCTCGCCCCACCCAGATGTAGTGCGCCGGCGCACCATCAAGCACTGTGCTTTCGGAAGTTTTGCGCACAAATGTCGCTTTGCCTATACCATCAGCTGACGTGAGAGGCGTGACACCATCCGGATAGTCTACCAAGGTGACGGTGACCCCTTCGCTTGTGTCGACAGATATGTTGGCGTCATTCTTGCCGTCCCACTTAAGCGTGAGATTATCCCCTTCCAGGAAGTACCAATTATCGACGCTACTTGACGCTACAACACTCCCTCCGGGCGTCACAGTGAAGTCGATGAAGCCGTCACGATAATTCTCCACTGAGACGCTCTCGTAGATATAAACTTCGTCCGTAGACTTAAGTTCACCCTCTTCGACTAGTCGATCCCAATCCTCCTGAGATCTCACGTAATGCGTCATGGCCGCACTCCTTTCTGCTAGGACCCACGCTCTGTGGGCACCTATGGGCCACCTAGACCAAAATGGATCGCGCAGTAAACCCCTATTGGTAGAATCAAACAGTAGGGCGGTCTAGGTGACTCATAGGCGGGCAGACTGTATCGACTACGCGAGGCAGCGCCGTGCGTGCGGTGCCTGCCACCTATGGCCTTAAATCTCTGTGTAGTTCTCAACTAACGTGCGCACACTTACTCGGCGGTCCCCCGCGTTTCCGTGACGCCATTTCCTCTAGGTGAGGCGGCACACCAACCATCATCATGGTTGGCGGCCGTGCCACCTAGGGCATCTCCCCATTTACGACCTTAACCACAGATTCCGCGTAGATTGCAGCCGTGAGGTCACTGCAAACAACCTTGCCATCGCCGCAGATCATGATGGCAATCCATGCGCGATGGGCCGTGATGCCCGAGTCAGTGCCGGCGATCATGGGGTCAACCTCCCAGCCGTCCTCAGTGAGGCGGTCTGACACTGCAGCGAGGACGCCGGCATCACGGTCCGCCTTACGCATGGCGGCCACCATGGCGCCCACACTGGTATCTTCGGTGTGCGCGACAGCTGCCATGACTCGCCCCGAACTATCGGAGATGAGTCGCTCAGCCTTGAACAGGTGACGTCGAGAGCTCGGCTTGCGTGACGTAGTCACAATGAATCCGGCAGTGTCGATCTTCCAATCGTCCGGAGGATTGACCGGAAGTCCGGTCACTTTCTGAAACGCGGCGGCCATGCGCCCTGCAACAGTGCTCACTTGTCTAACTCGCTAGCCATCGCGCGCAGGTCCTTACGGATGTAGGGGACGGCATCATCGACTTCCAGGTCTCCGTGCACCCAGCGCTCATCACCATCAGCGGCCACGCTGTAGATGTCTACGAACACCATGGGGTTACCGTCCCATGAGAGTTCAGCGGTGACGTAGGCGTGCCGCTTGCCGTTGGCGAGGATGATGATGTATTGGTTCGTGTCCGGCGAGGCCGTGACCTCGAAGTCGATGGAAGCGGCATCAAGGCTGAACCCAAGGCCTTCGATAGCACATTCCAGCGCGTCAGCTAGTCGATCTTCGGTGGCAATCATGGTGTGACTCCAATGTGTGTGGGTGAGTGTCGTGCCCGGCGGAGGAATCGAACCCCCACTACAACCATTCGGGCTACCTGAGTGAGTCAGGAGATCGCGTGCAGGACCGCGGCAGCAATGTCACCGTGAGACCAGCAGGACGACTCTGAAGGCTCCTCGACGCCGATGACTCGCACAGGGAAATCACCATCATGGTCCTCCACGAGGGCGATGAAGTCAGTGTCGTAGGACTCGACCTTGGTGAACTGGTCGCCATAGTCGAAGCGGGCATCACTGTTAATGAACTCAACGATAGCCGGCCACTTGCCACCCTCGAAGTCGGTCGCGTTGCAGAGGACCTGCCACGCTTCATCAGGGGTACCGTAGGCCAATTCGGCTGAAGTAAGGACGGCATCCAGGTCGCTCATGACCACCAAACACAGATACAGGGGGTGGTCCATAATAGTGAAGCTGTCGGACTCGCCGGGAGCGGCACTAACGGTGACATCCCATCCCCGCCCAAGGAAGTGCATGCTCATTTCTGGGCCGGCGATGTCGACATCAAAGTCCCCGGTGTAGCCCACAGACCACGCCTTTCGGGCGAGCGGGAAGGCCAGGAGCGCGGCAGCCTTGTCGGCGTCGCTGGTCACGCCGACCAGCTCGTTCCCGTCCAGAATGGTGGCGTCGGTCCTGTAGCCGTCCTCGGCGATCTCGAGGTGAATGTTGCCGACACTGATGCCCTCGGTTGTCTCGCGGTAGGCGATGCCCCAGTCGGTCAGGTTGGCGGTGACGTCGTTGATGTAGTCGGTGGCGGTCATTGCTGCGATCCTTTCTTGGTGGAGCGGTTCGCTCCGTGCTGATGACTTAACTATACACACACGTGCGCAGGGCTGGTCAAGCCGAATCAAGCATCAATCTGCGTGACCTACGTCATCGAACACACGTACAGGCACACACACAAACAGAAGCGCCCCCACCGACACACAGCCGACAGGGGCGCAACCACACAAAACATCACCGCCGAACACGCCGCCCATCCGCACGACGCACCACCAGCGGAGCAACAAGGATCCCCACGGCCGCAAGCACAGCACTGACGACCAGCACCTCACGGTCATAGTTGTCGCGCACGCCCGAATCCACAGAACCCACAACCGCGCCACCACTAGGAGAAGCAGTAACACTCACAGGCTTATCCACAACCGCGCTCGGCGAAGCCGAGTGCACACCCTGCGTAGACATACTAGAAGCGGTGTCACTGGGTGTGCTGGCCCCACCAGCAGCGGGCTCCACGTAGGACACGGACCCATCCTCCTCAACAAGGAAAGACACTCCGGAACCATCACCAGAAGCGGTGGCATCCCAGAAGCAAGGACCCACCAGCTGGTCCTCCGACACACACGCCGGCACACCGGACACATCAACGGGGGCACCAGTAGCAGACAGCACCCACCCACCATCAGGCCCAGCATAGGCAGGCACACACGCACCCAAGCCAAGCAGACCAACGACCACGCCAGTAGTAGCAGCACGAACAACAGCGCGCATCACAACTCTCCTCTCAAGCATGCCCCAACAGCGGGACACACGAATGCTGACAGCCACGACCATACACACCCACAACCACACACAACAACCACACACACAGTGACCTACACCATCGAACACACGTACACAACACACACGCACACACACAACCAACACACAAACAACACAACAAGCAAACAGAAAAACACAAAACGCCCTGACCAGCGCAAACACCAAACAACACGACAACCAAATAACCACCAGACAAAAAACCTTTCCCAGCAACCCCAGGGGATAACCCCCTGCCACCCTCTTACCGACCGCTACGCGTCTTAGGCGCTGACATTGCGTGCAGGTT